ATGATTGTCATGGAACCTACAAGAATCAATAGTAACATCCTTGCAATTATTAATATTAATCGCAGAGGCATACTTTAGACCCCATTCTATATTCTGCTCTACACCTTGACTCTGGGCATAACCTGTAATCTCACAACCCTGCAAAATGACATTTCCACACTTTTCTATTCTTATCATATTCTCATAAGGATATGGGGTTGTAGGTCTTTGGTTTGCACCACCTAAAAATACCACATCCTTAATAAGTATATCATTACTATTGTCATGAATATGTAAGATATTAACTGTCTGGTTTGTGTTTTCATTATCTGCTATTAATGTACCTGACTGTAAAGTATTTACAGTAGTTAGGTCAAGCCTCTTTACTGTAAAAGTCATCCCATCTAAATTAACATTTGGAGATATAAAAGCTAAAGAATCTATGATACTTTGATTCAAAAGACCTCCAAACCATGATACTTTGGATTCTCTATTTTTAAAAGTACCTGTTATTTTAATGTTTTCAAATATCTTTACTTTACCAGCACATATAAGGGTATTAACTCCATTAATGACACCATTACTTATGCTACCTCCTTCAAATAATATAACACTATTATTTGGTACTATTATAGTTTGACCATTTAAGTCATAATCATACTGTAATATATAGATGGTATCCTCAGTAGGCATCATGTCTTGACTGAGTAAGTTAGTGACTCTTCTTTGTCCTGTATTAGAATCAATTACAATAGTAATATTCTTTCTTAGATAAGTCCTGCCTAATCCAGACCATTGCTCTGGGTCATATTTCTTATTGGCAAATTTAAGGATTAGCTTATCACCATCCTTCACACCAGTTATATCTTCCTCATCAGGAACTACATCACTCACTACAATAGAACCCAGAATGTTAATCCATAAAGTAGTATTGTTCCATTGATTGAGAGCCTTCCCTTGGAACTGGTAAATAGCCCAGTTTCCATACTCATCTATGAATGTAATTACCTGACCAATTTTCCTGCTCCTGAAAGGAATAAGTTGGATAGCTTGGTTAATAGTGATATTTTTCTCACCATATTTGTCAGTAATGTTTAAGAAGTCTGATACACCAAGCAAGAAGAATTGGTCTACAATATCCTTTACTGATGTCTTAACATTCTTTCCATTCTGTACAAGAACTACAGTTTCATTTCCCTTGAGAGGAGTTGCAGCTCCTGCAAATTCAGTATCTTTTCTACTGTTTGCAAGGAGCCACTTTTCTATTTTTCTATAATCTTCTTGTGTAAAAAACATAATCTTAGTCTTTATGAAATTAATACTCCAACAGCTCTTAATTGAGCAAGTAGCCCATTCACTGTTCCTATTACAGTAGTCAAATCTGCTGAGGTGTTCAAATCTGCAATATTAGTTCCTGCTTTTACACCTCCTAATGTAGTCTTAGTTGCAGCAGGTAACGTATATTCTTGATTAGCTACAGATGATGTAAATGTCTTAGTACTTACAGTATATGTCAGTACTTGCAATGTGTCATCCTTTTTACTACTTGTAAAATAAATAGCAGTAGGAGTTGAATCTACACTTCTTGTATAAGTTACAGGTCCAGTAGAACCGTCTATAATAATTTCACCACATTTTAACACATGACTTGCAGTAATATCATCTATAGGAGTTCCTATCTGACTTGACTCTAACTGAATTGTGTAAGGCTCATTAGGCTTAATATAGTCCTCATCCTTGACTATAGAACCATCTGCACCTATAGTATAAAATACCTCATTACCATAAGCTGTAGTGACATGAGCAAAACCTCCAGTGGAAGACTGCCAAGTACCTACTCCATAGCCATAATCAAGTTGAGTAAAGAAGAACCCACTCTTTAATTGTGACAAGTTATAAGCTTTTATCTCACTGCTGTCTCCTATTTCAAGCTTGACTATTTCAGGAGCTAAACCTATGAAATTAGCAGACAGTGATATAACACCTTTAGTTACCAATGCTTGTACTTGGTTCATAACAGGAGAACCTTCTTCTACTGTAATAGTTTCAGTTGCATATCTTGCAGTGCCATTAGCTTGTATTGTTCTTCCAAGAAAATAACTATAATTTCCTACTCTAACAGCTATAACATCATAGCTTGAATCTGCTTCTTCAAGTCTAATAGCTACTGACTGACCATTTAATATCTGAGTAAATTGGTCTTCTGTAATATTAACATCAAGTATTTTACTTTGTATGTTAGGATTATCCCCTCCACCATTATTATCTCCTCCTATAGTGGTCCACACTCCATTATTAAAGTATTTCATTGTGCCCTTATATAACCATATTGAGTTGGTATCAGGAGCATTTGGACTTACTACTAAAGTTCTTATTGTCTTCATATCTTTTATTTATTAGTTGTACTACTTCTTTTTCTTAGAGCTTGTCTCTTTATACTTGCATCAGTTTCAGCTTTCTTTTTATCCAGCTTCAATTTATCCTTATCAAGTTTAAGTTTCTCATCAAACTCTCTTATCTTCTCAGCAAGATTAGCTTTAGCTTCTGGACTATAATCATTAATCATAATTCCATCTTCTTCATCTGGTCCTCCTTCTGATTGTATCTGAGCTACTATTATCTTAGTCTGATTATCTCTTATATTAGCTTCTTCCTTCTGGAGAAGTTCTGCCTCTTTCTGTTGTTGCTGCATAGCAGCTATTTGCTGTTGAGCTTCAAGTTGTTCCTTTTGAGCCTGTGCTTGTCTTTCTCTAATCTGTTTTTCATCTTTCTCAATTAGTCTTTGCTTTTCAGCTAAACTTGAAGATGTATAGAGCTTAGTGATAGTAGAGAATGATAAAGTTTGAGTCTGTAATGCAGCCTGAGCCAAAGTATCTAACTTCTGTTGAAGCTCTTGAGTTCCATTACTATTATCTACAACTAAACCATAATCAGCCTCAGCAAACTCATCACCATCAATCTCCATTACTCTTGTAGATGTATCTGATAATATATACTGGAACTTCTTGTTTCTTCCCTTTAAAGCTACCTTTGCAGTCTCTAAGAAGCACTCTAAAGCTCTTTTCTTTACATCATCATGGATAGTAAATAACCACTCAGTAATATGACTTGATTGAAGAGTAGCCCTCTCAACTCCACCTACAGTTTCTCTTTGGGATATTTGACCTTCTCTTTGCTTAGATATACCTGCAACATCAGCCATTTCCATCTTAATAAACTCAAGAAGGTTAATCTGTTGCTGAATATAGTTACCTATATTAGTTTCAATCATTCCCTTTCCAGCATTATTAAGAGCACCTGCCAACTTACCTGTAGAGGCTCCTATAGTACCTTCCTTGAAACTATCTATAACTGCAATATGGTTTACCCTTGCATAGTACATCCACTTACCAACATCCCAACCTTTAGGAACTTTAGATAAGTCAAGCTCTAAGATAGAACCCCAGTTTGAAGCAATAGCCTTATTCAGTCTATCATGAATAGCATCATACAAATAGTTATATGGCTTCATCATATCTACTAAACTGAAAGGTCTGCTGTCATTCAGATTATAGATTGAACCTACAATACCAAAGTGACATCTTGAAGGATTATTCAACCTGTTATATTGAATCAATCTTGGTCTCATATTGACAAATATTTCATTGCCAATCATGGTTCCTTCCCATGCTTCATTAACCCAGAATGATTGTACTTCTTCTCCTGCTTCCTTATTTACTACATAATTCTCAGGGTAGAAGTTCCATTCTTCCTCACCAGTTTCAGGGTCATAAGATTTAACCTTAAGTATCTTCCTCTTTGATTTCCAGTATAATCTCAGCACTCTAAGATTACCTGCCAAGTCATAAGGAAGGAGTGAATTTGCAATACCTTCTGTAAATAGATTAGCTGGGTCAAAGAAATAGGTTCCATCTCTAACAGTTATTTCATCACCAATCATATTCTGATTAACAAATCCATATCTTTCATCAATATTATCCATCTGGTCAACAGCTCCCTGACCTATGTAATCAGGCATAGTTTCAATATACTTTATGTCCTTTGGAGATAATACATCATAATATGTATCTATTACTCTACCCGGAGACCAATAATCCTCAAGGATTATCATGTCAGCATCTTCCACCTTATTACTGTACCCAGACTTGAATATCCTAATCTTTAATGGGTTCACTCTCTCAATGACTGGTTCTCCACCTACAATATCACATTGATAGATTTCCTCACCACATGTCATTGCATCCATGAAACCATTATTGAATATAAGAGGAATATCATATTCCTTGATATAATGGTTAAGCAATTCATTTGCTCTTACCTCTCTTATATCCTGCCATTCATAGGTATAATAGTCATTTAGTTTCTCAAGTTTGATATTGTATTCATCCTCAGATATTGAGGTGTCAGTTATCATTTCTTGAAGCCTTTGTAATAGCTCATTCTTCTTATTATCCTCTATTTCTGAGATAGCATTTGGGTTAGTTACTACAACCTTAAAGTCAAATACTCTCTTACTTTCCTCACCTCTAAGTACATTCAACTTACTATTCATGATAGGATAATGTTGTAACCTATCAGGGATGTAAGCTGCCTTTATACCATCTGGATTAAGTACCAGTTCTAAGTCTGACATGTGTAGCCTGCCATTAAGCAAGTCATAGTTTATCTTTTTATGGATTACTGACTTCCTAACCAAGCTATAATTGAAGAATGTCTTCTGATTAGCCCACAACAGACAATCCTTTCTCCATTGCTTAGTCTTCTTAGAGAAAGGAAGCATCTGTCTGGGAAAGTTTAAAAAATCTGCCATAGTCTTCCATCATTTAATTTTGTGACAAAAGTAAGTAAAAAAGTCCATTTAGTCAAGCACATAAGTGATTTGTTTATCTAATTGTATCTTCTGTACTAAATTTACTGGGTTTCTGGAAAGGGGCTTGTACTACCCTGTAATTCTCAGTAAAGAACTTATCATTCCCTAAATAATCCTTTGGTACTTCTTCTGAGTCTCTTGAAGGGTTTCCTTGATATAGGACCATCTTCTCCTCTCTATATAACATAACCATACCTAATGCCCTAATTCTATCCACATTTATCTCTGGGTTAAATGCAATTAACTCTTCAATTAATGCTCTGTTTCTTAAGAAGTTAAGGTTATAAACTGTTACTTCTACATCCTCTCCATCAACATTCTGTATAATAGTTACAGGCTTCATCAGCCAGTCTCTTATAAGATTATTAGCATAAGCATTAATAGCTGCTGAGGCATTAACACCCTTAGCATTAGAACCAAATGAACTATACTTAATCAACTGTTTGTCTCTTAAGAACTCTGGAGTATCAGCCAGTAAGTGAGTACAATTCATCTTACTAAAGTAAGCAAATATACCCTTCTTATTTGATTCATACAGACATTTTGCATTATAGAACAGACACAGTAACCTTACTATCTCAAAGTTATCATCTGCAAATGATTGCCTACCAGTGTACTCAGCTACAATCTTATCAGTCCATAAGTCAAGAACAAAGGTAGAAGAGAGAGAGGAAGATTCAGCTTGGTCATTATCTACAGGGTCATGACCAATAATATATCTTGTGTGGGGAACCTTTCCATTTCTATCTTTCTCTGGCATTTCATATATTTCAATAGCACCCGGAGTATCATTCTTTACACCAAACTTCCTGATAGGTACATCACTGGTTGGTGTAAACTCAACTCCATTACTATTCTGTACCAATTTACCAATATACACATCATCATAAGCATGTATATCTTGGTCTAATTGACTTAATCTTTCTGTAAGAGCAGTAATAGGGAAGTAGGCTGCCTTGACCTTAATAATAGCTTCTGCTGGTGTAATAGGGTCCTCAGCAATTACTCTCAATACTGATTTAGGGTCAGCACTGTATTTAGCCTTGTACCTTGCAATAAGAATCTCTATAAGAGCCTTAACTACATCTGATACACCATCCTTATTATAGCATCCTGCTCTATTAATATATGAAGGAAAGAAGAAACCAAACTTAGGTTTGCCTTGCTTTGGTCTGTCAAATACATTATCTATAGACAGTATGTTATAACCATCTGGATTATAAAGTAAAGTCTTAGCTGAACTAAAGTCAGACTCACTCTCAGCAGCAGTACCTACAAGGTACATAGTAGCAAAAGTATAGTCACCATCCTCTACAGACTTTCTGGTAATATCATAAAGGGAAAGCAATCCTTTGAAAGAACCCATTTCCTCAAATAGAATCCAACCTCTCTTACCTCTCAGCTTCTCACTATCATCCTTTGCAGATACAGCAAGTACTTGATTCAGAGAACCTTTCTCTACACCATATTCATCCTTATAACCCATTTGCCAAGACATCTCATTAGGAGAGTTCTTTAACATAAGATGTGGGAAAGGAGTATTAGCAAAGCTAAAGTTAATTGAAGGCTTGAACTTAGATAGAGTACCATCCTTATCATCTTTCAGATATTCCTTCTGATAAGCTGTAAGTACTGTAATAACTCTCCTATTGGATTCCTCACTCTCTCCAAGTATAAGATTATGGCTCATAATTGCTGCTAAGCTATAAGACTTAGCACAACCTCTCTTTGCTAATTCAATAGCATGTTTACCACCTTCTCTTGCTTGCCATAGGTAATGGAATCTCCAGTATATACCCTCAAAGAAGAAAGGAAAAGCCTCAGTTCTGATAGCCTTCTTTCTTCCTTCTATCAGCTTATTAACCATCATAGGACAGTAATTCATAAACCAATAGTTAAAGCCTGTAACCCATTCTCCATCTGATTCTCTTACATAACCTTCATAGCATCTTCTCTTTTCTTCATCCCAGTGTCTCCTGAACTCAGAGTTAGGATTACTATTAGGTTTTAAGAATGTATAGCACCCATACTTCAAGAAATGTAGGGCTGGTTGCCTAAAATAATCAGCATCCTCAATGATGTGTGGATTAGTAATATCTACTATAATCCTGCCCTTTTCATCTCTTGGTAAGTCCCTTGCATAAGGTCTATTAGGAGATGTAAGCCTCTTGACAAATTCTACTGTAGTAAGAGTCTCAAGTAACTGTTCCTGAACCTCCTGAGGAAGGGTATTCATTAGTTCCTCAGTAAGCTCAGTCTGGTATTTATTCATTAGTATCATTGCATAACTCCTTAAAGTTTTGTGTATTAATATACTCCAGAAGAGATTTAGTAATAGAAGTGGTTAGGAGGGATAAGACTTTAGTCTCTTCTGCATCAGTAACAACTCTATGATGTATATTAGCTTCAACAGCTACATGAGTACCCTTTTTACCTACAAAATAAATCTGTATTCTATACAACTTTTGAGACTTAACAGCTACATTATTCTCTATTACTTTTCTAAGTACAAAGTGTCCTACTCTCCTATTAGGGAATGTCTCATAATACTTATTTAAACCTTCTACTATATCATTTATTTCCATAACTATAAGTCCTCATATATTGCTTTTTCCTGTGCTCCTCTTACCTTATCATTCTGTGATAATTCCTTAGCAATAGCTCTTTCAGCTTCATCTAAGTCCTTAACCATTGATGGTATAAGTTTAATAATAGCACCTAATTCCTTAGTCTCTTTTATATCAAGTTCAGTTAAGTCCATACTCCTTAACTTCATTCTATACTTATCTACAAGCATCCTTGTATCATCCAGTAATAACTCAGAAGTAGTCTTAAAACTTGCATATAGTGCCTGAGCTTCTTTCACAGTAGTATCAGGTTCCCAGTTATCCTTCATACCTTCACCCTGCTTAATAGCTTCTTTCCTCTCCTGTTCATCTATTATATACTTATAATCACTTCTGGAGTCCTCCATAAAGTAACAATATCCAAGCTCTGTAATAGCTCTCTCTTTTGAGAGAGATTTATCTCTATTCCATATCTGTCTGAATGCCTTTAAAGCATAGGCTTCATCAGATATAACCAGATTATATCCATCTCTTTTGAATAATCTCATACTGCTTAAAACTAAAAAAGCCCATAGAATTAACTATAGGCTTTTGTTTAAATATTTTAATAAACTCTCTATTCTGTTAGGATTATCTTTAAGTAATCCTAAAGCTAAATTACACTCTCTACATAGAACCCCTCTAATCTGATTATCAGAATGCCTATGGTCAATACATAAGTTTTCAGAAGAGCCACAAACTTCACAAACTTTTAATAATTTTATAGCCTCATTAGCTTCTATATTATATTTATAGACTCTCTTACCTTTGTTTACTCTACTTGTAATTTTCATACAGTCTTTGCAATAACTGTAGTAATACTTTATAGGTTCTCCTTTCTTATTAAGTCTATTATATCTTATATTTGTATAAAAATTATCAACAGGAAGTAATCTATTACACCTTTTACAAGTTTTAAAGGTTTGCTCCTCAAATTTACTCATCTATACTATAAGTTGTGGTCCTGTAACAATAGTTGGATTTTCTTCAAATTCCTCAATCTCTGCTACAAATTTTACATCTCCATCTTGAATCATCATGTGCTCAACTCCATCAATCTCCATGATGTCAAACTTATATCCTACTACAGGATTATCTTTAATAACACCATCTTGCAATGAGCCGGGTTTATGTTGCATTACTGCATATCTTTTTGGATTGATATATACTATATCTCCTACTTCAATACCTCTTACCATTGGTCCAACAGCTACTACTGTCTGATATTCTTTCACTGAACCAGCTCTGGTACTATCTATAATACCACCAGTAGTCTTTAGGTCAGTAGGATATTTATTTAAAGTGACTACCATGTTATTAAACATGGGTTTAACTTTCTTGATTGTTGTAATCATCTCTTAATCTTCTTATATGTTCAAATCTTTTCTTAACTCCTATCATCCTATCATAAGTACAACTAAGTTTACCTATTGATGGAATATTGAAATTGGTTCTCAACTTATCAAACTCCTCTTTGCTTAGGTCTTCCTTTAGAGGCAAGGCTTTGATGTTATTCCTAATAAAAGTCCAATAGGACTCATAGGCTTCCTTCACCACTTGTGGTGGTAATCCAAGTTCTATGGATACCTGTTTTATTGCTTCTGAGTATATCATGAGAAATCAAATAATAACATCATCTTGAATGAACCATTCTCTTCATCTACTGATGGAATGTATCTTGGGTTTATCTTCCCATCAATGATGACCTTATTCTTTCTTAACTTACCCATGATGACCTGAAAGTGAGGAAGAGATATATCACACTCTTCCCTTACTTTCTTTTTAGTATCTTCACTCATAGT